CAAAAAGAAAAAAAGCTAATGACGCTTGTGCTAAGAAGGTCAAGGCCCGTTATAAGGTATGGCCTTCTGCGTATGCTTCAGGTGCTGTAGCAAAGTGCCGTAAGGTCGGTGCTAAGAACTGGGGAAACAAGAGTGGCCGTAAGAAAAAGTAAGTCTGGTGCGTCACTCAAGAAGTGGTTCAGCCAGAACAACGGTAAAGGTTGGGTAGACTGCAAGACAGGTAAGCCCTGTGGACGTTCTGGTTCTAAGGACAAGCGTAAGAGCTACCCTGCTTGTAGACCTACCAAGGCCGCTTGTAAAGCCGCAGGTGCTAAGACAGCAATGAGGAAGAAAACATCTTCTAAGCGTGTTAGTTGGGGTAAGAAGAAATGATTAAGAAATCCTTTGGTGCTTCTTTACAAACAACAGACACTACACTGTACACTGTACCTGACGGTAAGAAAGCTGAGTGGGTGTTGATTTATGCTACAGATGTGTCAGGGTCTACCACAAATTTTGATGTAGACTACTACGATGCTTCTGAAACAACTACTCTTAAGATTCTTGATGCATATAGTTTGTCCGCTAATGATTTCTTTAAAGTCGGCGGGGAACCTAATGCATTTATTATGATGTCTGAGGGTGACAAGATTATCGGACGTACAGCTACAAATGACGATGTTACAATGTTAGTATCTGTCATTGAATCTAACGACGTTATCCAAGGAGGCTAATGTGCCTGCAAAGCGTGTCACAAAATCTAAGATGAAGTGTAATAGTCCCAGACGTACACCCTCTCATCCAAAGAAATCTCATGTCGTTAAAGCCTGTTCAGGCGGTAAAGAAAAAGTAATTCGTTTCGGACAACAAGGCGCTAAGACAGCAGGTAAGCCTAAGTCCGGTGAATCAGCAAAGATGAAAGCAAAGCGTAAGTCTTTCAAGGCTCGTCACGGTAAGAACATTGCTAAAGGCAAGATGTCTGCGGCATACTGGGCTAATAAGGTGAAGTGGTAATGGCAGGAATGTTTGGAGGTGGTGGATGGGGTGGATCAGCCGCTGAAGCAGAGCAAAACTTTTCTAGTTATTCAGGCGGCGGTGGAGACAACGACAACAACGATTCTCCACCACCCGTCCGTGAGTCTGCGACAGAACCCGGAAAGACCTACAACTTCAACATCAACACTGAGGCAGACTACTCAATTGATGAGTCAGGCCGTAGAGTCTATGAAACACTTGACCAGACTCAGATGGATTTGTATGAGGCATCAGGTCAATTCGACGCACTTGATGATCTTTTTAAAACTGGTAAAGTCTCATACCTAACAGACGATAATCGTGTTATCAGTCAAGAACAATACCAAGATGAAAAGATTGATTTAATCTCTTCACAGTTTGATGCGTTAGATGCAGTAGCGGCTAATCCAGAATACGCAGACCGTAAGAGTATCTTGACCTATGATGGTCAGGTACTTGTAGAGCATCCTAGCGATTTCTACTCAAGTATAGTTTCTGGCAGTGCAACAATTGCAAGCCTGCTTCCTGGGGCTTCTCTTGGTGCGTTGGCAATGGATACTTTGTATACTCCTGCAGTCAATTCCGGTTTAGTTCCATTAACTGCACAGACAGCAGGTATCAGCTACGGTTTAGCCAATGCCGCCGCTACAGGCTCTCTTTTCTTAACTCCTACATTTCAAGCTAAGGCTTGGCAGAATCCGGTCACGGAAGAGAACGTATACGAACAGATTCTCAATATCGGCGGTAAGCAGGTAGACCGTCGCTTTACTTCAGAGTCTGAGTTTATTGCTCAACAAGAAGAACAAAATCGTATTAAAGAGCTGTATGATAACGGAGATGCTGTTGGAGATGCTACAGCTTTTGTAGAAGCTAAGACAGGCAAACGTAAACCATCATGGCGTGATTTTGTCAACACAGACTTTGACTTTGAAACTCAAATATTCAATGCAGTTGTAGGTGCAGGTTTAGGTTCTCTTCCTACTGTTGTGCAAGACGGTATTGCTCTTACACGTTCTATTGCTGAGGGACAAAACCCGCTAACAGCGTTGGTCAATATTTACGGAGCAGACATTGCAGAAACCTTAGACCTTGAAGGTATTGCAAACAATGCTATCGCTGATATTTTCCCTGAGTCAACTGCAGAGTTTCTGACAAGCAACAGTGATCTAGCTACTTTAGGCGCTGACATTGTTGTGCATGGTAAAGACCCTGCATCGGCAATCCGTGATGTTTATGGCGACAAAATTCTTGATTTGATGCAAGCTGACAGCACTAATGCACGTGCGGCAGGCAATGCAGGTCTGAGTATGATTGTTAACCTAGATCGTGGTAAAGATCTTGATAAGGCATTTGGTCAAGGGATTGTAGATTACTTTAAGCAAGACGGTACAGTCGATATGCTTATTGAAAACCCTGACACCTTTACAACTATGGTAGCTGATTTAGGTATTGATCTACCTGAGATTAATCTACCAGATATTGACATCGACTGGAAAGGTACTTGGGATTCTTCAGGACGTTCTGCAAACGAATTATTACCGGCCTTTGAAGTTGCTGACTTATTTGACATGAACTTTGAGTTAAACGATTTTAACTGGGAAGGTGTTGATGTGTCAGGAATGGACTTAGGTGACTTCACAGCTCAAGGCTACAATCTAACAGACCTTGAAGGTGTAGGTATTGAACTACCAGATCTTAATATCGATATTCCAGAAATTGAGTTTGAACTACAATTAGCTCAGTTACAAGAAAAAGTACCCGGTACTAGAACTACTCGACAAGACGAAATAGTACAGTCGTTAGATTCTGAGTTTGATTTCTTAGAAGATGAGGGAACTCCTTTCTCTCGCAGACTACTACAGCGCACTGTATAATTAGTTCTTGACTTTTATAAATTTGTATGGTATTATATAGTTATGACCTATCTAAATCTTGTCAACGCAGTTCTGCGTAAGTTACGTGAAGAAGAAGTTACCACAGTCGATGAGTCTGATTACTCAAAACTAATCGGTGACTTTGTAAACGATGCCAAACGTCTAGTCGAAGATACTTGGGACTGGACAGCTCTGCGTCACACTTATACGATTACTACAGCAGTCGGAGACGGTCTCTACTCTCTTGCAGACTTTGGTACACGGTCAAAAGTATTATACGTACATAATGAAACACGTAATGTTCGTGTACTACGTGAATCCCTACAACGCATCCGTCAGCTCAACTTAGAGAGTAACTCTGCTAATGGCCCGGTGGCATATTTTACTATTGATGGTCTTGACAGCAGTGGTGATGCACAAATTCGTTTTTACCGTACTCCAGATGCTATAGAGAGCTTTAGCGTCTACACAGTCAAGCGTACAGGCGACTTTACTTCAGATTCAGATGAGTCTTTCGTTCCATCTTCTCCAATCATTCAATGGGCATATGCTTATGCTTTACGTGAGCGAGGCGAGACAGGTGGTCAATCAGCTTCAGAACAGGCTGTCTTTGCACAGCAGGAACTATCTAATGCGGTATCGTTTGATGCCGGTCTAAGCCCTGACGAAGTTATCTGGACAACAGTATAATGGCTAAACAGCTACAAAGTATTGCTATTCAGGCTCCGGGTTTTTATGGACTGAATACGCAAGACTCTCCAACATCTTTGCCTGAGCAGTTTGCACTAACTGCGAACAACTGCGTTATTGACCAGTTCGGACGGATTGGTTCTCGCAAAGGGTGGTCATATGAGACTACCACAGGTGCAGATGACATTGTAATGATTTCTGAGTTTGTCAAGTCTGACGGAACAACAGAGATTATTAGTGCATCTGACTCTAATATCTACAAAGGTACAACCACACTCACAGATATAACTCCTGCATCGCATACAGTCGATGATGGTTTATACGATCATGCTACTTTAAACGGCGTTCATTACTTGTTCCGTGAAGGGTCTGATCCTATTTACTATGATGGGACAACTTGTGATGAAGTTAGCGCACACTCCGACTACAGCGGTACTGTACCTTCTGGTGACATTGTGCAGTCTGGACTTGGTAGACTCTGGGTTGCCAAAACGTCAAGCGATAATACCACTGTATACTGGTCAGACCTCCTCACTGGGTTCAAGTGGGATACAGGTTCGTCAGGATCGATAAATGTATCTAAGGTATGGCCTAATGGAGCCGATGAGATTACCGCATTGGCTGTTCATAACGGATTGCTTGTAATATTTGGCAAAACACAGATAATTATTTACACAGGTGCAGAAGATCCTGCAACAATGACACTGACAGATACAATTGTTGGTATCGGTTGTATTGCAAGAGACTCGATTCAGGTCAACGGCACTGACCTGATTTTTTTATCAGACTCTGGTGTACGTAGTTTGAAGCGTACTGTACAAGAAAAATCATCTCCAATGACTGATATTTCTAAGAATGTGCGTACAAACCTGACATCGTATTCTAGCACTAACGCCGGAAATATTGTTTCTGTGTATTCGCCTGAAGAGGCGTTTTATTTGTTACATTTACCGACTGCAGGTATTACGTATTGTTTTGACATGAGAGCGCCGCTACAGGATGGAGCGCATCGTGTAACTACTTGGGATACTATTACACCTCAGTGTTTTGTACGTACACGTGACGGTGATTTGCTTTTTGGTAAATCGCAAGGGATTGCGAAGTACACAGGATTTACAGACAACGATGCATCGTATGAAATGTCGTACTTTACCAACTACATTGACTTTGATGCTCCATCGAATCTAAAACTTTTGAAAAACCTTAAGATCACAGTTATCGGTGGTTCCGCTACTGATGTCGTGTTGAACTGGGGTTATGATTATTCTTATAACTATAAGAAGAGAAGATTCACATTATCCACGCAAGTGTTAGCGGAGTATAACATTGCAGAATATAATATCGGTGAATTTAATGCAGGTATTCTTGTAAATCGTCCTAATGTAAACGCATCGGGTGGTGGACAAGTTGTACAGCTAGGTGTTGAGGCAGAGGTTAATGGTTCTTCTGTATCAATCCAGAGACTCACTGCTCAGGCAACAGTAGGAAGGACAGTATAATGTCAGACTATACTAAGACAACTAACTTTACAGTCAAGGATTCTTTGGCATCTGGTAATCCTGCCAAGATTATCAAAGGTTCAGAGATTGATGATGAGTTTGACAATATTGCAACATCAGTAGCAACCAAGTCAAACACAGCATCTCCGACATTTACAGGTACGGTAACAGCTCCCACTGTGACTGTTACAGGTACATTAACAGCAGGCACAATTGACGGTGGTACATACTAATGGCTATTGATTACGGCGGATTGCTAGGTACTGCAGGTCAGGCGGCATCTGCAATCCTACCTTATACCTTATCAGGTGAGCAGATTGATTATCTTAAATCAACTGGAGAGTCTCTAGCAGGACAAGCAGAGGCTCTTGGTACTCGATCTGCTGAAGAGGCTCGATTCACTCCATTTACTGTGACAACTGGTACAGGAACTACAGACATCGGTGCAGGCGGTGAATTAACACAGCAACTTGCAGAGACTCCAGAAGCAATTCAAACTGGTTTACTTTCACAGGCTTTACAGGCTGTACCACAGACTCAGGTATCTCCGCAACAATTATTTGCACAGCTTGCAGAGATGAGAGCACCTGAAGAGCAACGCCGTAGAATGGAGCTTGAAGCACGTTTAGCGGCACAAGGGCGTCTAGGAACACAGACAAGTATGTTCGGAGGCACTCCAGAGGCTTTAGCACTGGAAAAGGCTATTCAAGAGCAACAGTCAGCAGATTTGTTTACTGCAATGACTCAGGCAGGTGCTCTGACAGGTCAAAACATCCAGAATCTGCAAGGTCTATTAGGTGCGGCGTATACACCAGAGACACAAGCTCTAGCGGCTCTTACACCGGCTATTCAGGCCGCTAATATTGCACAGTCTGCAGGACTTGGTGCATCTGAGGCTCTGTACAAAGGTGGTATCGCAGGACTTGAATCTCAAGCGGCGGCATCGACTGCGGCGGCTACACTGGAAGGACAGCGTGTACGTGCATTGGGTGACACGCTTTCTAACTTCTTTGGAGCTGAGTTGGCGGCAGGTCAAGAATCTCCTTACCAACGTCTGCTTGATGCATTAGGTCTGGGCGGTACTTCTGCTTCACAGGTAGTCAATGAGGCAGGCAATACCGGCGATATCTTTGATGAAATTGAAAACGCATTTAATAATCTGCCTACAACTACCGGAGGATCAGACGATCAGCTCACTGATCAGCAATTCTTTGACAAATACGGATACTTTAGAGGCGAAGCATAATGGCTAAAGCGGCTCAATCTATGATTCTCGATATGCTGAAAACACCTCAGCAGGTCAGAGAACAACAACTTGCAAAGATTCGTGAGCAGTCTGCGTCACAGGCTCAGTTACTTGCACAGCCTGTACGTGGTACAACAGCTCTGCCGGGTCTTTTGAGCCGATTTGCGGCAGGTGAGGCATTAGAGCAACGTGCAGATCTTAATAAGGCCGCACGTAGAGCTTCTGGAGCCGTTGGTAGCGCATTAAGCATGGCAGGGTACGACGAAGCCGCTAAAGCCGCTACACAGGCTATGGTGACGCCTGAGGAGCGTTTAGCGCAGAATCGTCAGGAAGTATTAAAGGGAATCGATCAATCAAATCCTCAGCAACTTGCTTTGGCCGCTAAGAAGCTACAGTCTATGGGAGATGGACAAGGCTCTATGGCCTTGATCAATCGTGCTCAGACATTGGAAAAGAATGCGGCACAGACTGCATTGACTCGTGAGCAGGCTAGAACAGAGCTATCTAAGCGTCTCAAGAACATGGCGGCGGCTAACAAGTCTGATGCAGAAAGAGCACAGCTCATTGCTGAGTCAGGTCTACGTTTGTCTAAGTTAGAGACAGAGGTATTGCTCAATGAAACCAGAGCAAGAAAGACATCTGCTGAAACAGACCGCATGAATGCCCTGCTTCCATTTGAGATTGATGAGACTATTGCGAATATTGCACTTAAAGAAGCTCAAGCCGATAAGACTGCTGAAGAGATCGCTGAGATTATTAAGCAGTCGGATGCTCAATTAAGTTTATTACAGGCTAAAGAAGTAGCACAGCTTGCTATTGCTGAAAAGAATAGAGCACAGTCTAAAGAGATTATTGAGACATTGCCTCAAGATAAGCTTGAAATCGCATCACGTATCTCATTGAATGCGGCTAGGGAACAGAAAACTCTGGAAGAAATGGCAACAGAGATTGTCATGCGTATCCCAGAGCTTAAGGCCTTGGAGCAACAAACTGCATTAGACGCCGCTACAGTGTTAGCAACTGATGCACTGACTCGCAAGCGCAATGTTGAAACAGGCGCCGCAGAAGCTAAGTTGCCGGGTGAGCTTGCTTTACAGACAGCGGCACTGGATGAGAGTAAAGTCAAGACAGAAGAAATAAAGAGTCGTATTGAGCTAAACAAAGCTAATTTAGCTAATATGAATATGACAGACTTTATGAAAGAGTTGAATGCATCTGGTCTTGATGATGCAGAAAAAGAAAAGCTGATCAGACAGCGTGTTAAGGTTCGTGCTAAAACTGGTGATGTTCTCGCTGAGGATCTCACAACCAAGGCTCAGGTTGATGCGTATGTCAAACAGATTCAAAAAGGCGAACAGGCTCTGATGGGACTCCGGGCGGCTGAACAGGCTATTCTGGTCTTACCAGATGCTTCAGTAGGGCCATTAGCACCTGCAGAAGATTTTGTCAACAAGCTTCTGGTCAAGATGGGCTACGGAGATGTTGATAAAGATTTTGCAAACACTGTTCTTGCAGTATTCAGTGGACAAGAAACACTTCAAGCGGCTCAGATGCTGAAGGGTACATTCTCTGATCGTGACATTGCATTTATTCAGAGCCAAGTACCTCAACAAGGATGGAACTTTGAAACCCTATCCAGAACCTTTGATCGTCTTTATCTGAAGAGATATACAGAATATAATACCGCACGTGCATTTGAAAACAATCTAGGAACAACAGATTTTACAGGTGTTAAGATTTTAAATTTGCAATACGATTATGAGCAAAAATACTACAAGGATGCTTTAATAGAGCTGAATAAAGTAAGACAAAGATCTAATCAAATGCGGGCCAACCGTCAGCAACGCTAAGGAATTTATATGGCTAATCCAAATGTAACAATCCCGGCACCTAGATCTGCCGGTGTTAATCCAGATATGCCTGCACCTAGAGGTTCTGGATTGATGCCTGATGTTGTTGGTATGCGAGTGCCTCAAGCAGTACAGCCTGAACGTAGCTTAATAGACCGGATGTTTGGTTCTGATTTAGGAG